TTTTACCAAATACACACAAACATTCTTTGAGCCATATGTTGACTCTCATTTTGAGGATACCATAATGGACAATAGAAATAATTTTGTTGAGAAAATAGAACAGAATTTATATCTATACGTTACAAAAGGAACCAATTTTTATAATTTAGATTCTACACCAACGGTTGACATACTTGATTCTAACGGTAGTGTTATTACAGGTCTTTCAGGTTTAACCACAACATTAATTAGAAAAGGTGTTTATAAAGTTACATTTACAATAACCACGCCAGAATGTGACGGAAAGAAATTCTTCACAGACCATTGGAAAGATGTGGTTTTAGATGGTAATACAATTTCAGGTGAAATAACTCAAAAATTCATTCCAAAACCATACACTGCAGGATTTACAATTGGTGAAAACCAAACAGAATTACAAAGATATGCTATCCAATTTTTTGGAATTAAACAAAATGAAAAAATTATAAGTGGTGAAATAAGAAAGGTAGTTGTCACGTTTAAATCTATTGACGTACCTAAAACAGTATTATTAGATGAGGTTTATTATAGAATTTATATCGAAGAAGGCGCGACTCAAGTAATTGTACACGATTGGACGTTATTAGATAAAACGAATGAAAACTCATTCCAATTAGATAGTTCTTATTTAATACCAAGACAGTATTTCCTACAGATTAAAGGAAAAACCCATACTGAAGAGATATACTACAAAGAATCAATAAATTTTGAAATCGTATCAGAAAAATAAAATATTTATTAACATGACGAAAATTATAATCAGTGAAGCTCAATTAAAGAAAATAGTTGAAAATCAAACATCTAACGATGGAACATATATGGTTTTAAGTAACCTACTTCAAATGAAAAATGACATTGAAACCATTTTACATTATAAACATCACGAACAATTTGTTAATTTAGTTACTGGTGAACATGCTTGGGCTGGTGACCATATTTCAACATCTAAGGATGACGTACAAGAAGTGGCTAATTTCATTAGAGGATATTTTGATCAAAAGAATATTAACGAGGAAACAGAACTTAACGAGAAGTGTTGGGACGGTTACAAACAAGTTGGTAGTAAGAAGAAAAATGGTAAAATGGTACCGAATTGTGTACCTGTAAGTGAAGCAAGTAGTCCTGCTCAACAATCCGCAATTGCCATCAATATGAAGAAAAAAGGTGTTGAATCTAAAAATGAGTCATATGGTGAAATAGACGAAAGTAAAAATACACCAACAAATCCAAAATTATGGGCGTCATCATTAGCTTGGGCGAGGTCAAAATATGATGTTTGTCCAAGTGCATATTGTAATGGTGCGGCCGCAAAACATTATAAATCAAAAGGTGGTGGTTGGAGAAAATCTAAATAGATGAACTTACAAGAGAACATACAAAGGATTAAGCAAATGATGATTTCTGAGGAGATGGTACAATCTGATGCTTGGAAATCTTTAAAAAAGACATTGGACGTTCTTAAAAATAAGAAAAAAGTTTTATTATTAAGTTGTTCTAATAGACATAATTGGGACAAAAATGATATTGATATACCAAAATCTAAAATGATTGCGATGTATCTTAAGGATGAATTGGGTAATAAGTCAACATTAATAGATGTTTCTGAACTAAATATAGTTCCTTGTGAGGGTAATGTATCAAGGAAGGACGGTAATGGTTGTGGGGTCTTAAAGGCTAAATTAAAAGATAAAGATAAAAACCCAAGTGGACACCATAGATGTTGGGCTAGTATTAATAACCCAAAGGACGAACTTTGGAAAATAAGTAAAGAATTATTTGAATCTGATGCAGTTGTATTTTTCAGTTCAATTAGATGGGGACAAACAAATATGTTTTATCAAAACCTAATTGAAAGATTAACTTGGATTGAGAATAGACACGAGACATTAGGTGAATCAAATCTTGTTAAAGATATAGAGACAGGTTTTATATGTACAGGTCAAAATTTTAATGGTTCTAATGTAAATGATTTACAAAAGAAAATTCATGAATTTTATGGGTTTAAAACAAATAATGACTTATATTGGAATTGGCAATACACCAAAGATGTTTATGATGAGACACAAAAATCATATAAAGATTCACATAAAAAGTTTATAAAAGATACTAAATTATAATATGAAAATAATTGTTTCAAAAGAAGATAAAAAATATATTGAAGAATCTATAAAATCTGGTGAGGTTCTAAAAGAAGATTTACGCAGATGGTTTAAAGAGAAGTGGGTAGATGTTAGTAAAAAAGTAGATGGTAAACATCCTCCATGTGGTAGAAAAGATGTGGATGGTAAATCATATCCAAAATGTAGACCATCTAAAAAAGTTTCAAAAGAAACTCCAAAAGTTGCATCTTCATATGATAAAAAAGAAAAGAAGGCTATGACATCACAAAAAAGAAGAGCCGAAAAGAAAGACCCAAAAGTAGGTAAGGGTAATAAACCAACAATGACTAAATTTGATGAGAGTATGGAAAAAAAATTAATTATACAAATAACGGAAGATCAATTCCAAAGATTATTTGAATACAATGAAGAAACTCCCGTATTAATATACGAAGATGAGGACGGTTCTGTTGAAAACACCAATTTTGAATATAACGGTGGTTTATTAAATGAAGCAGAATACCAAGGACGTAAAGTTCAATTAGGTAAAATCATGCAAGGGGATGTAAAGAAATCTAAAGTTTATGTTAAGAATGACAAAGGTAAAGTCGTTAAAGTAAACTTTGGTTTTGGTGGTAAATCCGCTAAAGGTAAACGAATGGTTATTAAGAAAAACAACCCTGCAAGACGCAAATCATTCAGAGCACGTATGAATTGTGATAACCCAGGTCCACGTTGGAAACCAAGGTACTGGAGTTGCCGTAGCTGGTAATTATATTAATTTTTGATTTGATATGAAATATATCCTATCTGACGCATAGAGACCTTTAGGGTGAGCCTCTTTCTTTTCCACTAACTTACCCATCTGAATCAATTGGGTGTGATTTTTGAGGTCTATACCCACCAAAAACCGACCTCCTTCCTTTTCGTAGGTTGTCTCACGGATATACTTACCCTCATCGTCCATTTTAAGGTGTTCAATCATCATATCTTTCTTGTTTTTACAAGAAATTCCCCTCTCATCAATGAGTTTGGTCAATACGTCCAATCTTAATATTTCATAGTTAATTTCTAACATAATAGCAAATATAAGTAATATTCTGGAATATACCAAAAATAAAAAACCCCCGTATTTCTACGAGGGTTTCTCATTATGTTAATCCTAAGATTATCTTAATGTATTCATATCAAATGTTGTGATACCTTGTACATCAATAATCCCGAAGTACCTGTTATTCACCATTTTTTTCGCGTAACGAGTCATGATACCTTTGATAGGAGTCATTGTGAAAGGATTGTACATTGTTGGAGTCAATTGTAATGGCACATATGGTGCGTATACATAACCTGCATCCAATAAAGATTTTCCTTTATGACCAATCAAGATTTTGTTAGCTGGGAAGTAAGGATCACGGTAAACTTGGTAGCGACCTGCCAAAGAACCGATTTTTTCAATACCCATGTTGTAAGAATCTTGCTCAGGAGCTGCGTTTGATACGTGGAAATATTCCAAATCATCAAATACTGCAGAAACTTCAGAAGAAACTACTACCCAGTTTGCACCACCTCTTAAGGTTGTTTTATGGATTTGAGCTGAAATTTGGTTAACTTTAGTAACTAAAGTTTGGTTCCAGTCTTTTTGTGTGTAACCTTGTAAAGTTGCACCACCAGTTCCTCCGTATTTCCAACCATTGTAATCCCATTTAGCTTTCCATGCTGCACCTTTACGTAAATCACGTAAGATTTCACGGTCAACTTCAGCTGCGATTTGCTCAGATAATAAAGCTGTTAATTCAGCTTCAGCATCGATGTTGTGGAATGCACTAACGTCTTGAGCCAATTCAGGAGACCAGCTAGCTCTTAATTTTCTTTCAGTTACAGAAACTGTTACTGATTCTAAATCAAAAGATACCTCACCGATTTGATCTTCAAATTCTAAAGATGCGTATTGACGGTAAGTAACTGCGAAGTCACCAGCCGCTAATGTTGATCCAGCAACAGTGTAATCAGTGAAACCTGCAGTAGCACTGTAAGATTGTAAATCTACATTAATGTAGATGATACCGTTAGCGTCACAAATGTCATTGAATTGACCTGTAACACCTGCAGTTTTCTTACCGTATTCAACAATACCTTTACCGTACTTTTGAGTTACGATATTGATTGGTAAATCACCAGATTTTACTTGACTACAAGTAACTTGTAAAGAAGCTAAGAACTCTTCAGTGTCCATTTCTTGACCATTAGGTCCAGCTAATTTACCAGCACCTACTGCTGTAAAACCAGAAACTGATAAAATTACATTTGAAACTGTAACACCTGTAGCAATTGCACTTTTTGTAGATGCAACACCTTCACTGAATGTAACCATTTCAATAACTGAAGCGGTTTCAACTGAGAAAGAACCTTTTGAATAATCAAAAAGACCTTGGTTGTTAGAATCACTATTCTCGTAGAAACGATCGTAAAGATTCTTAGCACCTGTGTTATAACCATCAGTTGTAGCACCTGTACTTGGGTATCCATAAGGAGAATAGTGATTATTACTATTATCTCTTTCTTGGATTTTAGGTACAAAGAAGAACAATTTACCAATTGGTAAGTTCATTGCTTGTACTGATACGATGTCATTCGCTAATAATTTAGAGAATACACGACGGATAATAGGGAAAACTACAGTTTCAAAAGAACCTGAAGAATCTGCCACAGCCGCTTCGTTAATCAAATATGACGCTTGGTTTTCATACAATTGCGCGATATTATCTTTTTGGTGACCTTCTAAGTTTTCTAAGAAACCTAATTCGTCCCATTTTTTAATGGTATCTTCCTTGATAACACGTAAATGTTTTAATCCGATGTTACCAACCATACCTGATTCTAATAATGCTCCCATTTTTAAAATATTTTGTTTTTTTTAGTTTATTTTATTTTTGTCATCAAATCTTTCATTCTTTTGAACTGTGGATTTTCGTAAGCTTTTGACTCAGCTAAAACCTCAGTAGAAGTAGATGTTGATGGCATGTTAGTGATTTTTTCAGCCACTGATTCAGTTACAGTTGTTTTAGTACCTAATTCAGTTTTTATTGTGTTGAATAAAGTTTTAGCTTCATTCATAGAAGAAATAGAATCAAATCTCTTTAAAATATTCAATTTCTCTTGTTTTGTTGTAGAATGTTCAGTGAATAAACGAGTAGCATAAGCTAAGTTTGCGTTGAATACGGCAACTTCATTAAGCTTGTCTTTGAAAAGAATTAAAGCTTTCTTGTATTCAGAATTTTGTTTCTTCAACTTTTCAACTTCTTCGTTCATTTCATGACGACCTGCTTTATATTTTTTACCTTGGTCGGCTGGTTTTCTAACATCGTTACCCAATGTTCTTGCAGCTTCACCAACTTCAACTTCTTTAGATTCACCTTCAGAAGCTTCCACTTCCTTAACTTCATCTTCGTCTTCTTCTTCACCTAACTCAATTTCATATAAAGTTTCATCCATATCAGTATCGTCAGAAGTTTCGTCAGTTTTTTTATCTAAATCTGTGTCCATTTCAGAACCCATATCAGTATCTAAATCTGTATCCATATCTGTATCAACTTCAGGAGTTTCCTCACTATCAAGTTTGATGATATACTCATCTTGACCGTTAGCAAATTCAACGTTATTACCATCTTTCTTAACTACAATACCATCTTCTGGTTTCATAGCTTTAAAAACTTTAAGAACTTCTTCATCAGAAGCACCTGTCATGTCCATAACGTCTTCGTCATCGGTTCCTTCTTCTGCAGATGGTTCAGTACCTAAATCATCCATAGATGTGTCGGCATCGTCGCCAGCTTCAGAATCTAAATCATCGATTCCTTTACTTGGTTCATTATCGAGGTCTGTGTCATCATTATCAACATCAGTATCAGCATCTTCACCATCGGTGTCGGCTTCATCATCTGTTGTTACATCTTTTTCCTCTTCGTCAGGTTTAGTTTCATCTTCAGGTTGTTCACCCATTGGATCTAACTTCTCCTCTTCTTCTAATGATTCTTTAAGCAAGTCGCTTAGTTCTTGTTTCATTGTTGAAGCAAGTATACCTTTTGCATTTTGCTTAACAGCTTCTTCAAGGTTTTGCACTTGAAGTAACGCTTGTTCTAAAATAGATTTTTCGCTCATTTGTAAAATTTGTTGTTTTATTACCTTATAAATACTTGGAAATTTGGAAAAATTGACTATTTCAATATTCCCACCCCTAATTAATTAATTATTTAGATAGAAATGTATCTAATCTACCCATTAGTTTTTTCATTCTGTCCTCGACTACGGGTTTCTCAACTGTTGATTCTTGGTATTGGTCTCTTTCAGATGGGTCACTAAAAACATATGCCCCAGGTGTAGATGGAGATGAAACTAAATCAAAACAAACTAATTCAAAATCGTCTTGTACAATGTTCTCACCTTTAACTTGTTTAAGTGAACCTACACCACGAGAAGATATACCTAAAGTTGCTCCGTTCATTAATAACATCGCAGCTTGGTCTCCTTTGGTAGAAACAATACCCATCTTCTTCCAACCTGGAGAAGTGAATAATTTAATTTTACCCATAAGGATTTTACCATCCCACCATGTCTCTAGAATTGAATGTGAAATTCTATCTAAATCAATAAGTGATGATGTTGGGTGATTTAACTCATTTAAAGCTCCACCCTTCTTAATAATTGTTTGGTATTTCTCGTTTTCTCTCTTAAGTAACATCTCAGGATAAATCCTTCCATTCTTATTTGGAGTGTCGTATTTTTGTAAAACAGCATAAAGAATCATGTCCTGTGAGAAGTCCATGTTCTTCATTTCTGAAATTATTTTTTTATTTTCGTCTGGAGATACGTGACCAGCATCGTATTCGATTAATAATCCTCTGCCGGTTTCTTTTGGTCCTAATACCTTCATTTATAGTTTTTATTACTATAAATACATCAATATCTAACTTATTTCTTTGTTTTGTAAAAATTGAATAGTTTTTTATCAGATAACCCCTCATCTACAATATGTTCGAATAAATCATTAATGATTAATTTAACATCTTTTGATTTAATATCGAATTGATTGTTAACATATAATGTTACTTCCAAATTCATAAAGGACCTCTTTTCTAACTTAATTCCTTTAGTTCTAACATCTAAATCAACAATAGATTGGTCTTTAAAATACGGACTTTTTAAGTTGTATATTATTTCTTTAACCTTTCTTCTTGATTTTCCAATCAAATGGTTAAAGTCGTCCGTTTCGTTTTCGGGTTGTAACCACGAATTTAATTTAAGATATATGGTTTTCAGATTTTTAAAATCTACAGTACCATAACCGATTTTTACTTCATTGTATGTTCCCAATGGAATATACTTACCAATTTTCATTATAATTTCATATTATTTTTATTTTATGGTGTTTTATAAAAAATAAATAAAATATTTGATTATTCCAAAAATACTTTCATATATTTGTAATATATTTATTTATATATGATTATAATTGATTTACAAAAAGAGAAAAGTATTGAAACTGCTTTAAGAACTTATAAACAAAAAGTTCAAAAAACAAAACAAGTTCAAAAATTAAGAGAAAGACAGGAGTTTGTAAAACCCTCTGTTAAAAAAAGAACTGAAAGATTGAAAGCGGTTTATATACAACAAAAAAGAAATGGACTTAATTAAGTCCATTTTTTAATTCTGTTAATCTGTAGTAATTTAATTTAGATGGGAACATTTCGTTAACCTCATCTTTTACCTTCTTTAATTTAGTTGATAAATCAGTTTCATTTGATTCACTTATAAGTGTAGATACTTGATTGATGATAGATTCCTTTAATTCAGTTGTTTTAGTTAATATATCTTCATGAGATAAAGAAAGGATGTTCTTTAACTCTTCTTTTTGTTGTTCCGATAATGTATTAGAATAAAGAACATTAAAGTTATTTGTTAAAACCGCATTTAATAAATTTTCATTTGGAATTAATGTTGAATCTTTAGATTCTTTGATTTCCTTTTTAGTTGTTAAATGTTCTACTAATTTCTTTTTCGCTTTTACTTTCTTTTCAATATTTGATAAACTATCATTTTCAGTTAAAACGTCTAATGAATTGTATATTTCGTTTTCATTGATTGATTCCACATTAATCATTTTATTTAATGATGTGCAGAAATTACTCAACTCACCCATTTGTTGTTTTAAGATGTTAATAACACCCTCAACAAATAACTGTGCAGTTTCTTTGTCGTCAATATATTTGTTTTCAATTTCTTCATAAAACAAATACATTTCTTTAAAATCTTTGTTTTCTTTAATTGTAGTTAAAATATCTTTAATCTCTGCTTTATTTTCATTAGCATAAGATTCAGTTAATTTAGTTAATAATTTACTTTTTATTAATCCGAATTTGTTCATTTTTAGTCATTTAAAATATCCTTCAATTTATTCTCTATCTCATAAATATTCTGTTGTGCGCGTTTCATATCAAATAGTGCACTAAAATCTTCTTTTTCTTCACCTAACATACCTAATATCTTTGATTTCTTTGATTTAGATTCACTTAATGGTGGTTCTCCTCCGCCTGCCGGTGATGTTGGTTCAGGTGATTCACCTCCACCCATATCCATACCACCTCCACCAGGATTTTCACCACCTAAGGCTCCTGCGGCTTCAAGTTTTTCTCTTTCTTCTTCAGGGATTCCGTATTTGGAATCAACCTCATCGAACACACCTGATCGTTTAATAATATTCTGTGTATTAGTTAATTCAAAACCTATAGCTCTTTCTAAACGTTGTTGTTGTAAATCAAGTACGACTTCACTGTCACTAAATCCTAAAATATTCTTCTTTGCCCATGTATGCGACACAGGCAAGATACCAACTTGAGACTGGTCGGAAGTCGCATCTTTGTAAAGTGTTACCTTTTCCTTCCACTGCTCTAGTCTTAACAAATCAGACTGTGCTGATGGGTTAGTTAATGATAAAGTAAAATTATTCAATTCATCTTCCATACCTAGAAGATATAAATGAATTAATGCAACTTTATTTAACTCTTGTATTAATGATTTTTGTATTTTATTAATTGTTCTTGCAAAACGAATATCCATTAATGCAAGATTTTTTCCATCACCAACCACTTCTTCAAATCCTAAAAATGCTTTAGGAATACGAAGTGCTGCCAACATTTTCTTTTGGATATATTCAATATCCGCAATTTCACCTAAGTTTTGTGCACCAGGTAAAGTTTCAATTGGCATTGTTTGTGACGCATCACGAACAGGAACAAAATAATCTTGGTCAACCGCCATTTGGTTATATCTCATATCTACCTGACCATTACGTGGATCTGAAATAGGACTACGTTTAAATTTATTGGCAACTTTTTGTACGTAAGATTCAATATCTTTATCGTCCATATTACCAACAAATATTTTAAACACACGTCTTTCAGGTGCTCTTGATGTTCTATAGATTAACATAGCATCTTCAGCAAGTAAAAGTTGTTTCCAAATTCTTCTAATCTTATCCAACATAGAAGTACCGTATGGTAATTTTCTATCGTCACCTAATAATCTAAAGTGAGCAACTTCCCACGCTTGAAATTCTAAATCTTTATTCTTCCATTGGAATCTTAATTCACGTGTTGGAACTTTAATATCATGAGGACCAGATGTTTTAGCAGATGCTCCTTCAATTCTTTCAATCTCAATATTTGGTAATTGTTGAACTCCAACAATACCTTTTTCAGGGTCTATCTTTAAATAAACAAAATCATCACCATACTTTGACATACCACGAGCCCACATTTGTAGGTTAGTATTGATGTCCATTTTTGTATGGAATAAATCTTCAAGTATTGATTTGATTCTATCCGATTCAGAATATATGGTAAGGATTTCACCCTTTTCTGACATTGTAGTTGATTCTTCAGCGTATATGTCTAACGCCGCCGAAACTTCAGGAGTAAACTCCATAGATTCATAGTCGTAGTATGCTGCCATTCTATTCGGTTCATAATAAACCGATTGGTTATAGAGAGATTGATCTAATTTTGTCCATTTGTCAGCGATATATTGACTCTGTTGAGCCTGTAACATTGCCTTCTCATAATCTTCTCTACTATCCGTTTTTAATAATTCATCTTTGTTGAAATTGAATGATGGTGCCTGGTCAGCTTTAACTTGACCCGGAAAACCAAACATTCTTGTTAGTTTCTGAAAGACGGTAGGATTTTGATTTGCCATTCTATATAAATACTTTTCTTTATAATATAAACTAAATATTTGGTATTTGGAATATTATTTACTCTTTCCAAATAACCACATATGTTCTTTATATGCGTCTTTAGGTACGTTTGTTGGGTTGTCTTTGTGATAAATGTCGTTAGTGTCCATACCCATAGCCCCTATTTGGTCAAAAGATGAACCATAAGAATAATGAGTTTTAGCGGGTTCGTAAGTTCTTTCAGACATAACCCACGAATCTATCATTGCTTTATTTTTTGAATCACTTTTCTGTAATTGACTGAATGAAATGTCGCCAGCATATAATGCCATAGACATACTCATTATTGAGTCATCGTGCATTCCTTTCATATGGTCAGGTCTTCCGTTCAGATAAACAAAGGTATTAAGTTCATTTAATAATCTACTAGACCTTACTAAAAATCCTTTTCTAAGTTGTTCTTCAAAGGCGGCCACGATTTGAGTTCTTTTATTATTAAAGCTAATCCCTGGTATTTTATCTAAAGCCTTTTTATTGTACTCCCAAATGTTCTGTGTATTAATACCGTCAATGAATAAACTTTTATAATTCATTTCTTGTAACTTTCTAGATGTTGCAACTCCCATACCACCTGTGATATCGATTACAATAAACGCATCATATAA